CAGTTAAGTGACAATATGGTTATGCAACCAGAAGATTATGTAAAGATAGGTAAGAAATTAAATATAAAAGTTAAGTATTATGACAAGTTTAATAAAGAAGAAATATTTTATTTAAATATTGAAAGTCCATATTTCAAAATGATTGGTAGAGCTATGAATAGATGTATAACAATTGAAGAAGAATACAATAGAAACGAACACAATAAGAAAGAAATTAAACTTTGGGTATTAAAAAATTTAGATGCAAATTTAAAAGCATATAAAAAAACCACAGGTAAATTAGATTTTAATGATATGATAGATAGATTAGTTGATAAACCTGATTTACCAAAATTTAAAACTATATTTATAGATGAAGCTCAAGATTTATCTCCATTACAATGGAAATTATTTGATAGATTAAAAGAAAATACAGAAGATATGTATTTAGCAGGAGATGATGATCAAGCTATATTTGCCTGGGCAGGAGCTGATGTTAATAGATTTATACAAGAACCTGCAAAAGAAAAAGTATTAAAGTATTCAAAAAGAATATCAAAAGCAGTGCAAGAACAATCAGAATTACCTTTAGAAAAAATTAGAGGTTTAAGAAAGCATAAGGTTTATTACCCAAGAGATTTTGAAGGAGAATCAATGAGAATAAATAATTTAGATCAAATAGATTTAACAGAAGGTAAGTATTTGATTCTTACAAGAACCATACATAGATTAGTAGATATGTTAAAAGAATTAAGAAAAAGAAATTTATATTTTCAAACAAGTAAAGGTAAAAGTTTTTCTGTTACATTGTATAATGCATCTGTTAATTATAATTCATGGTGTAGAGGAATTGAATTAGAAGAAAAAGAAATAAAAGATATTGTAGGATTTATTGGTGCACCTCAAGATAAATGGAATAAAGATGTAGAATGGTTTGATGCATTTGAAGAAGCAAAATTATCAGAAAGAGAATACATAAAAAATATGATAAGTAATGGAGAAGACTTAGATAAACCAGCAAGAATACAAGTTTCAACTATACATGCAGCAAAAGGTGGAGAGGAAGATAATATAATTTTGTGTTTAGATTTAGGAAGAACACCAAAGAAAGTAGCTAAAAAGAGTGATGATAAAAATGATGAAGAGCATAGAGTTTGGTATGTTGCAACTACACGAGCAAGAAATAATTTATACAAACTAAAAGGTAAGAAAAGAAGTAATGAATACAAGTTTTAAAGAATTATACTTAAAGTATAAACAGAACGGGATAGAGAAAATTCCTAACGGTGGGTGGCAGCATCGTGCCTGGTTAGCAAGTTGTTTTGGTTTCTCGACTCCCTATATCTTACAATCGGCCGAAACAACAACTGCCATAGATAAAGGATAAACATGAGAATATTAACAAGAGATATAATGATTACATTTATATTAACATATTACATAATAAATATAATGGAGGTACTAAAGTAATGACTAATAAAGATATGTTTGAAAATGCGTTTCCACAAGATAAACAGATAGGCGGGAGTCACTACAAAGACTTTCACATTCAACCTTACGAATTCATTTCTAAGAATGACCTTTCTTTTTTTCAAGGAAATGTTATTAAGTATGTGTGTCGTTATATGAATAAAAACGGCATACAAGATTTAGAGAAAGTAATTCATTATTGTGAATTAGAAATTAAAAAAATGAAAGACATGAGGAGAAAAAAATAATGTTAATGCCAACTACAGAATGGGTTGCTCCTACAGAGTTTCCTGATTTAAGACAAGCGGAAGAAATAGCAATTGACTTAGAGACAAGAGATCCAGACTTAAAGAAACTGGGTTCAGGGGCCATACGAGGTAATGGTGAAGTTGTAGGTATAGCTGTAGCTGTAGATGGTTACAAAGGTTATTTTCCAATAGCTCATGGTGAAGGACCAAACATGGATAGAGATAGAGTTTTATCTTGGTTTAAAGATGTTTGTGAATCACCTGCTACAAAAATATTTCACAATGCAATGTATGACGTATGTTGGATTAGAAATTTAGGTATAAAAATAAATGGAACAATCATTGATACTATGATTGCAGCATCTATTATTGATGAAAATAGATTTAATTACACACTAAATGCATTATCTTGGGTATATTTAAATCAAGGTAAGAATGAATCTTTACTAAACCAAGCAGCTAAAGAAAGAGGATTAGATCCTAAAGCAGATATGTGGAAACTTCCTGCAAGTGAAGTAGGATCTTATGCAGAACAAGATGCTAATTTAACTTTAAAACTTTGGCATCATTTAAAAAGAATTATTGTAGAAGATGATTTACAAAATATATTTAATCTTGAGACAGATCTTTTTCCTTGCCTAGTTGATATGCGTTTCCTAGGGGTGCGGGTAGACGTGTCCAAAGCCAATCAATTAAAAACAGCACTGGCAGTAAAAGAACAAAACTTATTGCAACAAATAAAAATAGAAACAGGAGTAGATACTCAGATATGGGCTGCAAGAAGTATTGCACAAGTTTTTGAAAAACTGAAGCTACCTTATAGCCGTACTGAAAAGACTGACTCTCCTTCATTTACAAAAAATTTTATTTCCTCTCATAAACATCCTGTAGTTCGTATGATAGCAGAAGCTAGGAAAATAAACAAGGTCAGTACAACCTTTATTGACACCATTTTAAGTCATGAACATAATGGTAGAATACATGCAGATATAAATCAAATACGATCTGATGATGGTGGTACAGTTACAGGACGATTTAGTTATGCTAATCCAAACCTACAACAAATTCCAGCACGTGATCCAGATACAGGACCATTAATTAGAAGTTTATTTATACCTGAAGAAAATTGTAAGTGGGGTACATTTGACTACTCACAACAAGAACCAAGATTAGTAACTCACTATGGTATAAGATTTGAATATGGATCAGCACAAACAATTGCAGATTCATATTATGATGATCCAAATACAGACTTTCATAAGATCGTAGCAGAAATGGCAAACATAGACAGAAAAGAAGCTAAGACAATTAATTTAGGTTTGTTTTATGGTATGGGTAAAGCTAAATTACAAAATGAATTAAATGTAACCAAACAAAGAGCAGATGAATTATTTGCTCAATATCACAACAGTGTTCCATTTGTAAAACAATTAACTAATGGTGTTATGGCTGCAGCTCAAAATAGAGGAAGAATAAAAACTATACTAGGTAGAAGATGTAGATTTCCAAAGTATGAACCAATACTAAGAGGTTCTGATTGGGGAACATTTGTACCTGCTGAAGATCATGAAACAATGTTAGAGTTAAAAGAAATGGGACCATACTTAAAAGATCAAGATGGAGAAGTTATAAAAGATAAAGATGGTAAACCTAAAAAAAATTATTGGTATAACAATGGTCATAGAAGAGCATTTACATACAAAGCTTTAAATAAATTAATTCAAGGATCAGCTGCAGATATGACTAAGAAAGCTATGGTTGATTTATATAAAGAAGGTTTATTAGCTCATATACAAATACATGATGAATTAGATTTTTCTATTGAATCTGAAGCACAAGCTGATAAAATAAAACAAATAATGGAACATGCAGTAGAGTTAAAAGTTCCTAACAAAGTTGATTACGAATCAGGACCAAACTGGGGCGAAATAAAATAATGAGGAACTATGGCTTATTTAAATGCGAATATACCACCAATCTATTGCAAAGTAAGGAAGGAGTATCTTTATGACTTTACCGGACATAATGGAGAAAGTGAAGACTGTGTTGTCTTCGGCTTATCAAGCATTAGTGGCAAAGCGTTATTATTTCATATTATGTTACCGAATGGTGCGGTCTTTTATAGATTGCCTATCTCAGCGTTTTTCCAAAAACATCTTTCTAGATCCAAAGTGCCGGATATGTCAGTTGACTCGTTACAATTGTGGAATTGTTTTAGTTATTGGCCTAGCGTGCATTGCTTTGATTGGCTGGCTGGTATAAGCGGCAAATTTAAGGCAAAAGATAAAAAATTTTACAAGGGTCAATACTTATTTACGGTTGACTGGGCACATCCAGAGACTAATATACTGAACACGGAACATTCAGAGATTCCGCAAGAGCACAAGTGTGCACACATAATTGCATTAGAAAATGGTAATTATGCAGCGCAGCCAAATAACAGAATCATTTGGCATGTGAATAGTTATACAACAGATAACTCATGGCCAGACTACAAAGTACAAAATACCGTTTGGGAAGTAGAGGGT